CTGTGTGTTGACACACCACTACCAGAAGGTGTGACACGTGATACACAAGCGTTCACTGGTACGCAACAAGAGCGGCTTGTACAAGCAGAGGCTGGCCCGAATGGTGAGCAAATCTTCCGTGATGCACAGCGCGGTGACTTTGTCGTCAAAGACCCCAATGGCGGATCAATGCGCGCACCGACACTTGATGCATTACGATCAGCACTACGAGCAATCAGATGAATGAGACGACGACGATCACACTCGCGGATGGGACTGTCATCAACACACAGACTGGCAGACCTGTTGGGCTTGTCGGTCATACCGTTGTACCGACAAACCAAGAAGCTGTGACAGAAGTCACACGTGTTCGTCGTCGTCTCGCTGATCTGCCTGATGTTGACAGCAAACAATTGAACATCGTGTCATGTGTGCTGTCGTATTACATGTTCGGGCTGGATGATTGGGAGATTGCACTAGCACTCGGATGCACAGAGCAGCAAGTCAGCAACGTGAAGATGACACAAGCGTTCACTGACATGGAAGCAATGTTCCGCAAGAACCTGATCGATGGTCAAGCTGGTGACGTGCGTGATTTGATTGCACAACATGCACGCACTGCCGCTAGTGTGATGGTCAACGAACTGTCATCAGAGAACGGGCAGAACCGCATCGTTGCAGCGAAGGACTTACTGGATCGTGCAGGACACAGACCGAACGACGTGATCGAGCATCGTCACCGTATTGATGGCGGTCTGACGATTGAGTACGTGAAGAAGGGCGGCGACGAGGGATCGATGCCGAACATTGACATTACAGCGAGGGATAACTGATGGGCGGTGGTGAAGGTGATGGTGGTGAACTTGCAAAGAAGCGGCAAGAAGAACTGGCAGTGTACCGACAGGGACAGGATGCAAACGCAAAGAAGGCGGCTGCATTGCAAGCATCGATGGGTGGGCGTGAGAGTGCGCTGAAAGATCAGATGATTGCACGTCAGCGTCAGTTCGATCAGCAATTGAAGGCCAACAAGGACGCGGCATTGGGAGCGTTCGAGGCACAACGACAGGGACTGCAAGCCGCTGCAAAACAAAGCATGGCGTCACCTGTGTCTGCACCGAACATGGTGGGATCGATGGCACCGCTCGAAGCTGTGACAGGTGTCTCACTTGATGCAGCAATGGCAGGACGGAATGCAGCATCGCAGGCGTTCTACCTCAACCCGCAGAGTACGCAGTCACAGTTCGCTGTCGGTGCGCCTGTCGGTGGTGGTGGTATCGGTCAGCGTACATCTGCAAGCACCCCTGGAATTACATCACGCTCGGATACTCTGGGCAACAAGCGGAAGGATCAATTCTAATGGCAACAGTAGTAGATGTCGCACGCACGAACGGTACAAAGACAGCACATGCAGTGGCGTACCAGAAAGGCAACAGCGATGCCAACACACCGTCACCCACATGGGAGCAGACGATTAACTTCATGACAGCGGCGAGTGTTGAGACACACATACCCGCACGGTCTGATGTTGTACCTGCTGTCGGTGTTGACAACACAGCAGATACATGGCTCCCTGCAATGGAGTTCTTGTTCCTGCCGTCTGTACCGAACACCGTGCGCTTCTGATGTCAAAGCGTGCGTATCGTGTCATTGAGGGCAGCTTGCAGGAACGGTTTGACAAACTCCGTACCAAGGTGCAGTTTTATGGTGGTGGTTTTGCAAATGGCAAGACCGCTGCTAGTGTTGTACTCAAGGCACTGAAACTTGCACGCGACTACCCCGGATGCAACGGACTGATCGCACGTAGCACGTACCCGAAGCTGAATGACACGATCCGTGCAGAGTTCCTCAAGTGGTGTCCTGCACATTGGATCAAGTCGTTCCCTCGGTCATCGAATGGCAGCAACACGTGTACACTGACGAACGGCAGCACGATTAACTTCCGTTACGTTGCACAGCAAGGCGCTGCATCTGGTGAGCAGTCAACATCAAACCTGCTGTCTGCGACGTACGATTGGGCAATCATCGATCAGATCGAAGACCCTGAGATTGTTGAGAAGGACTTTGACGACATACTCGGACGACTGCGCGGTATGACACCGTATGCAGGTGACGATCCGACAATGCCGCGCAATGGGCCTCGATGGTTCATCATTACCGCTAACCCAACACGCAATTGGGTGTACAAACGGTTGATCAAGCCTTGGCACGTGTACAATGAGACAGGTCTTGTCGGTCCGCAGCTTTTGTGTGTGCGGAATGTTGACACAAATGAGCCTGTGCTAGACGAAGACGGTAAGGTGCAATTGTTGTTGGGTGTTGTCGAGGGTAGCACGTACGAGAACGCGGACAACCTAGAGCCTGACTTCATTCAGACACTGGAGAGTACGTACAGAGGCGCGATGAAAGACCGCTTCCTCATGGGTGGGTGGGGATCGTACGAGGGATTGATCTACCCGATGTACGATGAAGTGACACACATGCTACCGTATGACGATGTCATGGATTACCTCGGTGACCTGCAACAAAAGTTCTACGACGTGAACTTCCTCGAAGGGTATGACTTCGGTATCGCTGTGCAGTCGTGTTACATCATTGGCGCGTCAGATGCATGGGGCAACATCTTCCTGTTCGATGGGTTCTACGAAAAAGGTGAAGACATGCCAGTGGAGGATCAACGTGAGGCCATCAAAGCGACACGTGATCAGTACGGTGTACTCGGCAATCCGGCGATCATGGCAGACCCTGCTATATTTCGACGCACCTCGGCTACTCGTCGTACTGTTGGTCAGTCTACTGCTGATGTATTGTACGACGGTGGACGGGGGGTGCGTGTCGTGCGCGGTAACAACGACATCCTCAACGGGATCATCAAAGTGAGCGCGTATCTGGCACCATCGAGATTGCATCAACACCCATTGACGGGGGAACATGGCGCACCGCATCTGTACATCACGGATAATTTACAGTGGCTCTCGGACGAGTTCACTGGTTACATGTGGAAGACGAATGGCAAAGGGGATCGGGAAGATGTGCCGCGTGACAAGAATGATCACGGCATGGACACAGTAAAGTACATGCTGTCACGTCGGCCAGAGATTTCCAAGCTACCGAAGTTTGCAGTAGCGACACCACCATCATACATGAAATGGCAGCAGCGTGACATTGTCACAGCACAACCAAAGGGACACCGTTATGGCTGACATCAATGAGACCATTGACAATGAGATTGCACGCGGTGACATGACAACTGTCACAGAGCAGAAGAAAGAGAAGTACGTGCCAGTGTACCAAGTCATTGGTGACACGAAGGTGCCTGTGTCCAAGGCGCACGGTAAGCTATGGAACTCACGTCGTCAGCAAGCACTGTCTGCACGTCGCAGCAATGATCTTGTCAAGGCATGGGACGAGGCGATCCGCTATTACCGCAACGATCAGATCGCACATCGCACGGATGACACTGACGGTGGTGACTATTCGGGCAACGAGACTGGTGCAATGAAGATGCATCGACGGTTCAGTGAGACAGAGAACGTTGTGTTCGCTAACGTGTCTGCACTTGTACCGACATTGTACGCAAAGAACCCGTCCGCGGAGTTCACTGCTAACGATCCGAAAGACAATGAGATCGGTGTCATGCTGGAGAAGCTGACCAACCGCATCCTGTCGAAGAAGTCGCATCCTGGAGTGAACTTGAAACCCAAGGTGCGTAAGTCTGTTGTCATGTGCACGCTGACGAACGTTGCGTACTGCGAAGTGGGGTACACATTCCGCGAACAGTCGAGTGAGCAGGCGATGCAGGACTTGGCAACGCTGTCGGATGAACTGACGAAGGCCAAGTCACCAGAGAAGGTGCGCGAAGTCGAGGGCAAGATCGAAGCACTGGAGCAGGCGGTTGACGTGCTGCGTCCTGCTGGTCCTTGGGTGAAGTTCCGTCGTCCGCATGATGTCATCTGGGACACAGACGGTGAAGATGACGACAACATGGACAGCAAGTGGTGCATGATCGCTGACTTCATCAGCACGTCGTACTTGAACGCGAAGTTCACTGAGATGAAGGGACAGACACGCAGAAGTCTGTACAAGCCGACACATGTCATCAAGGCAGGTGAGAGCGGTGAGAGCGGACACAACATCGCAGAGAACGAAATCAACCAGTATTCGTTGTTCCAAGACGACGAGGGTAAGAAGCAGAACGCACAGGCGTTTGGTTACAGTGACGATGACGCATACAAGTCTGCACAGCGCACTAAATGTTGGTGGGTGTGGGACAAGGTGACACGTCGTGTGCTGTTGTACGCTGACAATGACTGGTCATTCCCTGTCTGGGTGTGGGATGACCCGTACAAGCTGCAAGGCTTCTTCCCGATATACAAGTTACAGTTCAACACTGACCCTGAGAACACAACAGGTAAGGGTGAGGTGACGTACTACCTCGATCAGCAGGACGCAATCAACACGATCAACAGTGAACTGAAGCAGGCACGTCAGTGGGCGCGTCGCAATCTGTTCTATGACAAGAACAAGATCAGCAAAGACGAGGTGGAGAAGTACCTCAAGGGTGACGAAGACGTTGCTGTCGGTGTCGATGTACCAGAGGGCATGAACCTCAAAGACTTTGTGACATCTGTCGTGCCTCCGTCCATGCAGTTCATCCAATTGTTCGACAAGGGACCGATCCTTGAAGCAATTGACCGTGTGTCGTCAGTACAACCTGTCATGCGCGGTACAGAGTTCAAGACCAACACCACCAACCAAGCGATCAACCAGTACAACAGCACACAGCAGACACGCACTGACGAGAAGATCGATGCAGTCGAGGACTTTATTGGTAACATCGCATGGGCCATCGCACAGATGACGTTGCAGTTCATGGACAAGTCGCAGGTGGAGATGCTAATCGGT